ATCTGGCGACTAACTCAAAATACGTTTACGGTGGAACTTCTCCTACTATCACTGCAGCTGGATTTGTTAATGGTACTGCAGCAGCAGTTGGTACTGTTGACACTGATAATGCTTGGGACCAGGTTGCAGGTTCTGCAGGTTCTGGATTTGGTGTTTCTGGAGTATTTACTGCTTCATTGACAGGTGGTAAAAACTACGGTGGTAAAACAGATTATACCACATCAGGTGCACTTAACTCTGGTATTGATGATATCATCACAGGTCTAACATTATTTGAAAACACTGAAGAGATTGAAGTTGACTTCATTCTTATGGGTGCAGCACATCATACAAAAGAGTTATCACAGGCAGTTGCTGAAAAATGTATAGCTGTCGCAGAGGCAAGAAAAGATGCAGTTGCATTTATTTCACCATATCGTCAAGCATTCTTGAACGATACTTCAGTTGGAACTGTAACTGTTAACAACATAGACACAATCACAGATAATGTGGTTGCATTCTATGCACCTATCTCGTCATCAACATACGCTGTTTTTGATAGTGGTTACAAATATATGTTTGATAGGTTTAACAACACATTCCGTTATGTCCCTCTCAATGGCGACATTGCTGGAACTTGTGCTAGAACTGATATCGAACAGTTCCCTTGGTTCTCACCTGCTGGAACAGCAAGAGGATCAATCTTAAATTCTGTAAAACTTATCTACAATCCTGGTAAGAAGCAGAGAGACATTCTATACTCAAATAGAATTAATCCTGTAATTCTTTCACCTGGTGCTGGTATTATTCTCTTTGGAGACAAGACTGGATTCGGTAAGTCATCAGCATTTGACAGAATCAACGTTCGTAGATTGTTCATTTTCTTAGAAGATGCGATATCAGCAGCGGCTAAGGATCAACTCTTTGAGTTCAATGATGAACTAACAAGAACAAACTTCGTAAATATTATTGAACCATTCCTAAGAGAGGTTCAATCCAACAGAGGTATATTTGACTTTGTTGTGGTTTGCGATGAAACAAATAATACTGCAGCAGTCATTGATCGAAATGAATTTGTTGCTGACATCTTTATCAAACCAGCAAGATCAATTAACTTCATTGGTCTTACCTTCGTTGCCACCAGAACTGGTGTTGCATTTGAAGAAGTAATTGGTTCCGTTTAATTAACAGAGGTTTAATCAACTATGGCTAGTAGAAATCAGGTCAATCCACCACCATTAAGGACGATTTCCGACTTTAAGAGTAAGTTGACAGGTGGCGGTGCTCGTGCTAATCTGTTTGAAGTTGTCCTCACATTTCCTGATGCTGCTCAACCAGCACAGGATGTTCTTGATAAATCAAGATTTTTAGTTAAAGGGGCACGACTTCCAGCATCTAATATCGCACAAATTGAAGTTCCTTTCCGTGGAAGGGTTCTCAAAATCGCAGGTGACAGAACATTCGATTCTTGGACAGTTACAGTTATCAACGACACAGACTTTGCAATAAGGTCAGCGTTTGAGAACTGGATGAATACGATCAACAAACTAAGTGATAACACTGGTTTAGTAAATCCAGCAGATTATCAAGCAGATGCATTTGTATTCCAACTTGACCGTGATGGACAAAGTATCAGGAAATATCGTTTCTATGATACATTCCCAACACAGGTTGGTCCTATCGAACTTTCATATGACGCTCAAGGTATTCAGGAATTTACTGTTGAACTTCAGGTTCAGTATATTGAAATCTTGAAAGGAGATAGTCCAGTTTCAGGCGGTGTGAACATCAGCTAAATAGAAAATATAATAGTCCAATTATAATATGGCAAAACTCTTTGGTTTTAAAATTGAGGATACACAGAAGCAATCCGCTTCAATTATCAGCCCTGTTCCCAAGAACAATGAGGACGGGGTTGATAATTATATTTCTAGCGGATTTTATGGTCAATACGTAGATATTGAAGGTGCATATCGTAACGAACACGAATTAATAAAAAGATATCGAGAGATGGCTTTACATCCAGAAGTGGATAAGGCTATTGAAGATGTTGTTAATGAAGCAATCGTCACAGATTTGTATGACTCACCTGTTGAGGTCGAGTTATCAAACCTGAATGCCAGCGAAGGCATCAAGAAAAAAATTAGAGAAGAATTTAGATATATTAAAGAAACAATGGACTTTGATAAAAAGTCCCACGAAATTTTCCGTAACTGGTATATTGATGGTCGTTTATATTATCTTAAAGTTATTGACTTAAAGAATCCTCAAGAAGGAATACAGGATTTAAGATACATCGACCCGATGAAACTAAAGTATGTCCGTCAAGAGAAGAAAACACAGGGTGATGTAAATTCAAGATTAAGACCAGAAAATCAGGCTGTTCCGAATCCACAGTTTGAGGAATATTATCTTTACACTACAAAACCTAACTTTCCAACAGGAATGATTACACAGGCAGGTAAAAATTCTGTCAAGATATCAAAAGATTCAATTACATATTGTACTTCAGGATTAGTAGATCGTAATAAGAACAGAGTTCTTTCTTATCTACAAAAAGCAATCAAAGCACTCAATCAATTAAGAATGATTGAAGATAGTTTAGTTATTTACAGACTATCAAGAGCACCAGAAAGAAGAATATTTTATATTGATGTTGGTAATCTACCAAAAATTAAGGCAGAACAATACCTCAAAGAGGTAATGAATCGTTATCGTAATAAACTCGTTTACAACGCACAAACTGGTGAGATTCGTGATGACCGTAAATTTATGTCAATGATGGAAGATTTCTGGTTGCCAAGAAGAGAAGGTGGTCGGGGAACCGAAATTACAACCTTACCAGGTGGACAGAATTTAGGTGAATTACAAGATATTGAATATTTCCAGAAAAAATTATATCGTGCATTAGGTGTACCAGAATCAAGAATTGGTGCCGATAGTGGATTTAATTTAGGTCGTTCATCAGAGATATTAAGAGATGAACTTGGGTTTGCAAAATTTGTTGGACGTTTAAGAAAACGTTTTGCAGCAATGTTCAACGATATGCTTAAGACACAATTAATTCTTAAGAATATTGTTACTCCTGAAGATTGGAGTCAAATGGAAGATCATATTCAATATGACTTTTTATATGATAATCAGTTTGCAGAACTTAAAGAATCAGAGATGCTACAGAGTCGTTTAGCTAATCTTGCGACGATTGAACCATATATTGGTAAGTTTTATTCAACTGAGTATGTTCGTAAGAGAGTTCTTCAACAAACAGATCAGAAATTGAAGAGATTGATATGCAAATTGAGGATGAAATACAGAAAGGTATTCTTCCAAATCCAGCAGAGGTTGATCCAATTACGGGAGAACCTTTACCACAAGGACAAGATTTAGGAGAAGTTCCCACGGATGAAGATCCAGATGCTTCTGCTGCAAAGGTAACAGACGCAGAATATCAAAAGGATACAAAGACAGCGGAGATTTAATATGCCTTTATCAGCAACAGGTCTAGGAGGAGGAGCAGCATCACTTTTTCGTGGTGGTGCAGGTGGTGGATCAGGTATTTTCAGTGATATTGTTTCATTAGTAACCACTTTAGATAACATTTCTAATCCTTCATCAAGTAATTCTACCGAAATTGGAAATATTCAAGGTTTAATTGAAAGTGCAAATTCCACATTTAATGTATTTGCTGTAATAGGACAAAGTGGTTATGCAGAGTCATTAAATGGAACAGGAGCAGCGGGGGGTAATGTATCTTTTACTCAAAAAAACTTTTCTTATAATACTACTTCAAGTAATATTATCTCAACAGGAAATGATATTGTTGATATGGGTGGTGGTTCTTCTTCAGGAATTTCTGGTGCTTCTGTAATCGATGGTAAAAAATGGATGGCGAGTGCTCAGTTTAATGGTAGTTATTTTGATGGAATTCTAATATGGATATTTACTGGAGACTCGGTTAATATTAATGGAAATGTAAATACAAATAATAGACCAGTTACTAAAGTAAGAGATATTTTTTATCCAGTGGGAACTGGTAATGACAATTATCATCATTTTTACCCCATTGCACTTTCTGCCTCTGGACATAGTAATACTGTTTATTCTAATTTTGTTTCAGGTAGAAATGGATGGAATTTTAG